CCGCCGCGACATCAAGCAATCCATCACCCCGAAATACTGCCGCGATACCCAACGCAACGCGCGGACATGGGTGCAAGAGCGTGTCGGGTTTGAAGGCAGGGGGCGGAACCGCAAACCAAAGTTCGCATCACGCGAATATCAGGGCAAGGAAGTCGGCAAGATGCTCGTCCGCGATCTCATGGTCGCCGACGTTGCAGCAATCTTTGCCACGCTTGATGGCGGGCATAAAACTCTCAAGAATAAAATCGAAGCGCTACGTTGTGCGATTGACCAGGCTGTTAACTTCAACTGGGTAACCAAGAACGTAGCCCGCGCTGTCAAGCACGAGCGTGCTGTGCATTCGACGACCGAAGCCGAGGCCGAGCGGGAGGGCGTACTGGAACGCATTCAAACGCCCGGCATCGCACGCCTGTGTGACGAGGTCGTTACGTTTGATCGGCCTGTCTACAAAGCCGACGGGACCGTCCGTTGCGTCGCGTGGTGCGACGGCCTCGCCGTCGTCTTTGCCATCCACACTAACCTGCGCTTTGGCGAGCAGGCGGCGTTGAAATGGAAGTTCGTCGATTTTGATAACAACCTGATCTGGGTCCGCACCGCCGTGCGCGAAGGCGACGCGGGCATCCAGACCGTTGGTGTTACGAAGACCAAGCAGTCGCGTCGTTCGGTCTTTATGACCCCGACGTTGAAAAAACTGTTGATCGAATGGAAGATGCGCTCGCCTTGGTCTGGCGACGAGGACCGTGTGTTTGTCACGCGGGACGGCAACCGGCAGGCTTCAAGTGATAACTGGCGGACGCGCGTCTTGCATCGTGCCTGCGACAACATCTCAATGCCTCGGTTCACATGGCACCAGCTGCGCCACATGTTTGCGTCGATAGCGATTGCGATGCACAAGCCGTCAAGCGATATGAAGGACGACACCTGGAGCACGCTTGCCACGTTGATGGGCCATAAGACGCCGCGGGAAACCTTCAACACATACGTGCACTGGATCAACAACCTGGAGAAGACGACCCAGTGGGGCGACGACTTTGAGGCGCACCTGCGGGGGGTTGCCTGACCCATAAAACCCGTATTTTATGAGTGTACCCCGGGGGGCCTAGAGCCCCCCTTTTGTTACATCCCCATAATCCAGATCGTTGGTGTCTCCCTGCTCCTGCAGCCACATGCTCATGCAGTCGGGATCGGAGTGAAAGAACCGGCCTGTCCCATTGATGACGAAATTGCGAGCCGTCAGGCGGTTACCGCAGTACTCGCAGTCCCTGTTTGGGTCCGCCGGTTCGTTCTTCTTCCGCCTCCGCGAGCGCCGCTGCGATGGCGAAATAGCCAATGGCGTCTTCGTAGTCATCGATGTTGTAACTCCCGCAAGCGATGCGCGAAACCTTTAGTAGTGCGCTCAAGATTGCCGCCTGACTCCCTTGGAGGCGTTGCCCCAAAAAGCTGCTCTGAAGGTCCGCGGTGTTATTCAGGTTTTCGACATAATTGCCATGCTGGCACCCACGGTCGGCGATGGTCGTCCTGACCTTTTCCAAGACTTCACTTGGCGTGCGAGCCATTTTTGAGCCTTTCAATTTCGGAGGCTGGGATGTAAAGCCTTTCGCCCAGGCGTTCCGCCTGGACCTGCCCCTTATCTATCATGCGATACAAGCGCATCATGTCCGCTTTCTTTATGTGCTGTTCCCCCTTCGCTACGCGGATGCTATTCAGGAACAAGGCTTCCGCTGCTTCGCGGGTGGAGTACAAAGCGTCAGACATCGAACGGGTCCGACTTGGACTTGTCTTCGGTTTCAATCCTACGGGAAAACGACAGACTGATCGCACCATCCTTGGCGGGCCACGCCGATGCGCCCACCTCACGCGTTTTGAAGGTGATCGTTTCGGGGATCGGCCTGGGCTCACGTCCCTCTTTCTCGGCAAGGTATTTCTCTTGGCCAAGCATCGAATTGTAAATGCTTGAGTTACTGTGGGGTGGACGATTTGATTCTATATCAGCGGAAGTCAATTCGTTTTTGATAAGCAAGCAACCGAAGAGATATTGATATTCAGCCATGTGTAGGTACTCCTTTGTTTTCTAGGATACGTGAGGTTCTTTCCGAACAGCTTTTTGCGCTGGCAAAAAGTTCGGGACGCTGCGCCTTTAATCTCTTCAAAACGGGGAGTGCTGTGGTGTACACGTCCATCAACTCTCTTATGTCCTTGGATCGTTCGATCAACTTCTTGAAGTCGTCCGTCCAAGCACGGTCGTCTTGTTCGGCTTCACTTTCATCGGGTTCGGGTGGCGGGGGCACGATATCGATCGGCACCATAGCGTCGGGAATGACCCTTGCCTTCCTGGCAAGCTTTGGTTTCGGCAGCGCCTCGGGTGCGGTTGCCGACTGTGCATCGTCGTCCTCGTCGCCGACAATCCCGAGCAAGGCGCACAATCCATAACGGCGCGCGTACGTGATGGCGGCCCCCATTTTCTGTGGGTTGTTCTGATCAACGCAACGGAGCGGAACGCCACCGTCCTCTAACATTTCACCGCTGGTGTGAACCAGCCGTGTCACCAGACGGTCGGGCTCGGGCTGCACCATCTGGACGATGACAAAGTTGTTCTGGCTAAGTGCAGCCTTTGCGTTCTTGAGGCATTGCGACAATGTGGCATATTTCCCATAGTTCGCATCCCCGTCTGTAAACGGGTTGTCGATACCCGATAAAGCCACGTGCAAATCTTTGTAGAAATCACTCATCGATCGGCCTCAATGATTCTGCGTGGACTTCGGGCTCGGGTTTGTTTTTGTCGTCGAGGGTGACCCCGTACCGCATCGGGCCGTCGTAAGCGACCGTCGTAATACGCCCATACCCGATCGGTTGATTGTTGTGCGCGTTCAACAACGCCACCCTGGTCTTTATCAAAAAAGTTCGTGTCTCCATTTCATTCTCCATACGGTTGCTTTTCGCCCTGATTCATTCTTACGGCGGACGCCGCTGTCTTCGATTTCGCCGAGGCGTTTGAGTTCCGTCACCCGCGGGCGGATCGACAGAAGGGACAAGCCAAGGCGTTCCGCTGTTTCATCAGCGGTCAGTCCATGTTTAGACTTGTGGATTTCGCGCAGTGTCAGACCGCGCAATCGGGCGCTGGTCGGCGCGGCGTGCTCTGCCGCATCCTGGCTGGTGCCGTCAGCCTTGGCCCCTGGCACATCCGGGTAACGGTTCACAATAGCGGCACCATGAATATGGCCCCGCAGCTGTCATCGAGCGCGCAGGTGAAAACGAAACCGGCGTAGGCCATTGCTGCAATCAGCAGCCAGCCGCAAAGATCGCGTAGGTTGTCCACCATTATCTTCCCCATATCTTGCACGCGAGTTTGAAATACTCGGGGTGCACGTTGTTCCATTTCCAGTCGTCAAATTTGGGGGTGACCATCTCGAATAACTTCTCGCGTGTGGGGCAAGCCTGCAGGATTGCCTCGCGCTTTCGTGCGACCTGGCGCAGATGATCTAGTGCTGCACTTAGCTTCGCTTCGCTCAGTGCATCGTGCACTTCGCTATCGAAAACTCTGTACCCGTTGCACCCCGCATACACTAATTTGATCGGCACATTTTCAGATTGCTCCCGCAGCCACCGCCAATAGAAGGCCACCTGCAAGACATGATCGTACTCGGGGGAACTCGGCAGGGTCGGCGGGCCCCACCCTTTTTTTGCTGCGCTTTTCTTCGGCCATCTGGTTTTCAACTCGATCACCCCGCGGTCCTGCAGGTCCAGCTGGCCGATGGTCGGAAGTTTCAATCCATCGAAACGGATGGATGCCCACTTGCCCTCCTCCACTAGATTGCTTCCGACGGTCGCTTCGCGGACGCCTTGCAGCAAATGCTCCAGGGTAAGTTCAAAGATGTTGCCGCTGATTTTCGGGTCTGATTTCGGGATCTCGTAGATGCTTTCGCGGATGACTTCCCACTTGCGGCAGTCGCCCTCAATCCACTCCCGGTGTTCGTATTCGTCGAGCCGTGACATGGCATGGCGGAACGCTTCGGCCTGGTCGACCCCTTTGGCAATTATATCGGTGACATAATCGTGAGCCATCGTCCCGCACTGTGCGGGTATTCCAAAAGGGTTGAACACCTTGGCAGGCCGTGCGACGCACTTCTCGAAAAACTCAAGATCGTCAGGCCTTGTCAGGGCGGAAGGGCTATGGTTGAGAAAATGATGTCTGACTGCCCAATCCGGCAGTAGCAGGTCGTCTATGTCTGTCACAATTCTTCTCCGTTAAGATGGCGAAGATGTAACAGATACGTATAAAAATGGCAAGGGCCGCATAAATGCGACCCTTATCAGGCGTTAAATATTGTAAGTGTCACATCGCTTTCTTGCGTTTTCGTCCACTCGCAAGTTTGGGTTTCGGCATCGATGGCTTGTAATCCTCGGCCTCTCTTTGCGCCACGCCAGGACGTAGTACGCCGCTAATGTTTATCTCGAACGAACCCTTCTCGCCTACCTTGACGTCAAAGGTTTCGTTGTTGTGCTCCCCGCCCTCGCCGCCGCGATAAACCAGCGCGTCGACGGAACACTCGTATATTTCCGCCAGCTTTAAGATGGTGCTGGCCCCCGGGTCCACCTCACCTCTTTCATAACGAAGATACGCCGCAGGCGACATCTCCAACTTGCTTGCCACAGTGTTCCCCGTCCATCCCGCTTTCTCCCGGGTTCGCCGGAGACTCGTGCCAAGGGTCAGTTTGTTTGTCATCTCCCGTTTTCCCTCTGTCTCATTTATACTTGAACGGCTACTTTAGTACCTGTTTGTTACACAAGCCAGACGCAGGCGCTTGATTGTACGGGGAAAGACTCGTAAATCGTCGAACACAAAAACAGAAATTTTGTTCGATGAAAGAAGACGACGTCCATATATCGATCGTTGAGTGGTTCGAGGTGGTCAAGCCTTTGGGGGCCGTCCTCCACCATAGTCCCAACCAAAGCTGGAAATCGAATGTCTCCTGGCGAATGAAAGAAAAACGCCTTGGGGTGCGGTTTGGTTTCCCCGATCTCATTATCTTTTGTCCGATGGATTTCTGGAAGTGGTCGCACCACTACGCACCGATCCTCCTGGAAGTGAAAACCACTAAAGGCATCATCAGCGAGAATCAGCACAACTGTATCAATGATTTGAAGAACGCCGATTGCCACGTCCATGTGGTGCGCTCGATCGATGACACCGCCGAATGTCTCACAAAGTATATGGATTTGCGTCATGTCGGGCGTGCCTGATACCGGGCACAAACAGTTCCAGCCGAACTCGATCGCCAAGTTTCGGGGTCGCAAGGGCTGGTCGCTGCAGGACTGCGCCGATGCCCTTGGTTGTGATGAGGGTTCGGTACGTGCGCTCGAAAAGGGCGAGATGGTGTTTCACGATGGATGGCAGGAGCGCTTCTGCATTGTCTTCCACTGTAGCCGAGGTGAGATCATGGCCCCGTCCTGGGTGGCACGAAACCCCGGGGTAGCCCGCAAGCGCAGCAACCGCAATCTGAAGAAGGGCCGCGGTGCCGATCGCTGGGCTGGTCGGCTGACCATCCCCGAGAAGGCAGACCCGCTGGTCAAGCGCATCTACGGACTGATGAATGCCGAGCGCTACATGATAACCAATGTTGCGGAGACCTCCGGCGTCACCCGCAGCACCATCTCCAGTTGGCGCTATGACCGCCAGCCCACGGTCGCCAACCTGCGAGCAGTAGCCAACACCCTCGGCTATGACCTGGTGCTCAAGAAACAGGACGACCCATGACCCCTGAGCCCTTAAAGGTCTTGCCGGATCTACACGACTTTACCCGCGCGGAACTTGATGTTGTTTTGCGCTGGCTCCGGCAGCGCAAAGATGTGTTGGCGTATGAACGCCTTCAGATTCTGTGTCTAACAGCGGCCAAGGATGAGTCCTCGCTCCCCGAGGAGGACCGGGAGCGACTGGAAAATCTACGGACTGAGGAGAGCGCGGCGCGGCGCTGCATCATCGCTGTCAAGCTTGAGGTGAAAGGAAAAGAAGAATGACAAGGTCAAGGTGTAACCGCTGCGGACAACTGTGCGATCCGATCGAGATGCACGGTCACACCCAGTGCAGCCTCTGCGGTAGCGTTCTCGAAGAGTGCTGCCAGGGAGAAACCGCAG